TAGGACTTTATCTTACCTAAGTACTACAACCATTAGTATTGGTCGATTTTTAAATAAACTAATATCTTATTTATCGACATCAGTAATTACCCTAATACGTGGGTTAATTATTCACAAATTATTGGCTTTAGGGGTTGGTAATACGGTGTTTTTCTCAAAGCTGCCGATTAAGCTATTTTTTGTAGTTTCCCAAACAACTATCACATTTACTAAGCAAATGTATAGAACTTTCACCCTAGTTTCGGCTACAATAGTGACATTAGTCGCTGCGTATTTCAACAGGCTAGGTGCCGTAGTAAGGTATACGTTTACAGTAGACTTTAGAGACAGGGTAACAGAGCTTTATAAAGAGCGTTTAAGCGTAGTACAATTTAAAGACAGGTTAGTTGACCTTTACAAGCAACGAACTGTCCTTGCAAACACAAGTAATAAAAAGGTCTCAAAATGAGCCAGTTTTCGTATAAATTAACTACAGAATCAGAGGTCTTTAGCTTTGATTTTAACCCTGTTTTGCAACCATCCGAGACCTTAACCTCGGCTAATTGCACTGCTATTACAGCACAAGGTACAGATACAAACCCATCTGCCATCCTTTCAGGAACACCCGTATTTACATTAGGCAAGGCATCTCAAAGGGTTATTGGCGGTGTCGCTGATAATACTTACCGATTGATTATGACTTGTGGTACTAATCAGGGTAACGTTTACACCTGTATTGGTGACATCCCAGTTTATTCCCCAACGGAGATATAAATGGGTCACGCAGATTTCTTACGTAATGGCGATTACAACGGTATATGTGATGCTTGTGGTCACAAATATAAGTTTTCGCAATTAAAGTTACGTTGGGATGGGCTGTACGTTTGTAGCTACGACTGGGAGATTCGCCAGCCTCAAGACTATGTAAAGGGTGTACGAGACAATATGTCTGTACCAGTTTCTAGACCACAGGCTCCAGACGAATACAGCATTGTACAATCAACAATTGAATTGGTTGATGGATTTACTGTCAACGATACATATACATTAGATTAGGATAATATATGGGCCGTCCTTTATATACCAATAACGCAGCCACCTATTTAGCTTTTGGAATAACCAATACAGCAACAACAATGCAGGTATCTGCAAATGCTGGAGGATTATTTCCAAACCCAACTGGTGGAGATTATTTTTATGTTACTTTAATCAGTTTAAGCGGCCCAATTATTGAAATTGTAAAATGTACTGCACGTAACGGTGATATTTTCACTATTGAACGTGGACAGGAAGGTACATCTCCACTGTATTGGAATAGTGGTGATAATGTACAGTTGCGTATCACTGCTGCTGGTTTAAATTATATTGTTTCAAGTAAAGATACAGTAACCATTTTTGAAGAATATCAAACAGCAACGCAAGGACAAACAATATTTACTATTAGTTCTTTTTCTTACATAGTTGGAGTAAATTCTTTATCTGTTTATGTTAACGGAAGTAAACAAATTAATAATCTAAATTATGCAGAAACATCTACATCAGTAGTTACATTTAATTCTGGATTAAATGTTGGAGATGTAGTTGAATTTATTTTTGTAGAAAATATATATGGCTAATATGCTCTTCGCAAACAATGCTAACACTACGTTAGCTTCTAGTTTAAGTGCTGGAGCTACGTCTATGAGTGTTACATCTGCGACAGGCTTTCCATCTCCTACTGGAGTTCAATACTTTTATTGCACATTAGCTGATGCTGCCACACAAACAACTATTGAAATTGTTAAAGTAACTTCAGTATCAGGAACTACATTTGCCATTACTAGAGCACAAGACGGAACATCTGCCACAGCTTTTGCTGCAGGTGCAGTAGTATCTTTACGTCTTGTTCGTGCAAGTCTTAATGACTTTCCAAAGCTAGACGAGACCAATACATTTAATGCTGACCAAGCTATTAGCGGTCAATTAACCTCTTCTGCTGGTTTAGCAACCACAGGTACATTTACTGCCACTGCTCCTAGCGATGGTCTAGTAATGGATTATGCGACTGGATTTGGTCGTTTTAGTGCTTTTGCTGGAGATGGTTTTCAATGGTATAACGCTGGTATAGCTAATACTAAGTTGATGCAATTATCTTCAACAGGCGTAATTACAACAGCTACTTGGAATGGTGCTACTGTAGGAGTTGCTTATGGCGGTACTGGTGTAACGGCTTCAAGTGGTGCTAATTCTGTCGTTTTAAGAGATAGCAACCAAAACGTCTTTGCGAATAACTTTATTCCAAATACAACAACTACTGTTGCTTCTTCTACACCAATTAACTTAACTGTTGCATCTGCACAATATCAAATTGTTACAGGTTCTGTTACATCACAAACCTTTAATATGCCTGATGCCACGACTTTAACGGTTGGTGATACATATTACTTTAACAACAATATTACTTATTCTTCCGTTCAAATTAATGCTCATGACGGAAGCACATCATTATTAGCATTACAAGCTGGTGGTGCTGCTCATCTTGTTCTATTAACCAATAGCACTTCAAACGGAACTTGGGATGTACATTCTTATATTCCTAGCACAGTATCTTGGGGTAATGCAACTTTAAACTTTAATAGTTCTAGTAGTATTTCAGGCTCAGTATCTTGGCTTGGTAATGCGGTTGGTGTTGCTTATGGTGGAACAGGATTAACAAGCCTTACTGCTGGCTATATTCCTTATGGAAATGGAACAAGTGCATTTAGTTTTAGCTCTACACTAACATACAACGGAACATCATTAAATGCTGGTAATTTTGTTCCTGGAAGTTCATCTGTTCCGACAAATGGTATTTATTACCCAGCCTCAAATGTTTTAGGGTTTTCTACTAACACTACTTTTGTTGGCAGTTTTGATGCATCAGGAAGATTAATAGTTGGTGTAGCAAGTAATTTTTTCTCAAATACTAAATTACAGTTATCTGGTGGAGGAATGGCTATAGGAAACCTTGGAAATGGTTTTAATCCAATGGGATTTATATATTCATTCAACAATGATTCAGCAAATGGTGGTTTAACATTTAGCACTCAAACAGCATCATCAATGACCGAAAAAGCTCGTATTGATTCGAGTGGAAATATGTTAGTTGGTTTAACATCTTCTTATTTAAATAATTGTAATATTCAATCATCCACAGGACTAGCTATTGCAAATAATAGCGCAGGTTCATCTTACAGATTATATTTGGCTGGAAACGATAACAATCATTCTATTTATTCTAGTGGCAGTGGTGGAAATACAATGTATTTCTGCGAATATGGAAATTGGAATTTTTTTAGCACAATTTCAAATTCTACAGTAGCCACTATTAATAATTCAGGTGTTTATACTCCTTTATCTGATGTTAATAGAAAAAAAGATTTTGAACAATCAAATATTGGATTAAAAGAAATTTTAAATTTAAAGCCAACATTGTTTAGGATGCTTGAAGATGATGAAACAACTGATAAACAATTAGGATTTATTGCTCAAGAAGTTAAAAAATTTATTCCACAAGCATATTATGAAGAAAATAGTTTTATTGGATTGCAAGATAGACCAATTATTGCTGCTTTAGTTAAAGCAGTTCAAGAATTAAACGATAAATTTGATGCTTATGTCGCATCTCACTCATAAGGTTAAATTATGACAACACTTATTCCAAAATTTGATTTTAAAAATGGTGGTTCGACACCAACAGGCGCAGTTAATATTCCTATTAATGTAAAATTAGCTGAATCATTATCTGTTATTGATTTTGGTGCTGACCCTACTGGAATAGCAGACTCTACAACGGCTATTCAAAATGCTATTAATGCAGCAGCTACTACTACAGGAATTGTTTATTTTCCAGTAGGTACTTTTATTATTAGCTCGCCATTAAGTATTGTAGGTTTAAAAGTTAGTTTAATAGGTGCTGGGCAATATTCAACAAATATTAAAGCAAACGGTACATTAACAAATTTAATTAATGCGGTTGAATCGGCAGATACAGTAACGGCTCCTTTTTTAATTTCTAATCTTACATTAGATGGAAATAGCACAACCACTACTGGTATAACTATTCAATATAGACATAGTTTTAAAATTGAACATTTAGTAATTCAAAACGTGCAATATGGCATTACTGCTACAAGCGCTTATATTGGTTATTATCAATATTGCAGAATCGCAGCTACAGTAACTGGTATTAATATTGTTGGTTCATGTCACGCATCTAAGTTTGATAAATGTTCAATTGTTAGTTTTACTACTTTTGGGGTGGTTATTAATAATGCTGCTTTAGGAGATGGTAACGAAGCAATGTTATTTACTGATTGTGATATTGAATATGGTAATTCTGGAGGAGGTGCTGTATATATAAATTCAGGACCTTCTAGTGTTACTTTTGATACTTGCTACATTGGCGAAGGAGTGCAATCAGCAGTATTTACTGTTGTGGCAGGATTGGTATTAATTAAAGGCGGTCTTGTTAAGTATGGAAAAACAAGTTCTTCTGTAGGGTTTGTTTTAACTACAGGAGCACTTGTTGGAGTTGAAAATGCTCGTATTGAATCAGAAGGCAATTTAGATTTAAGCGGTTTAATCTATGCTCCAGTATCAGGTTCTCCAGCGACTAGCGGTAAAATCTATTTTACAAATACAAATTTAATTACAAACTATGCTGGTAACACTTTCTTTACTGGTGACCCTTTGCAATATGGGCCATCTCAAGTAGTATTTGCTTCACGATATGGTCGTAACTATACAATAGCAAATACTAATTGCACTGTTACCCCAATAAACCCAACATCTTTAGAGCTTAATCAGCATGGTTTTACAGTTGCTACACTTACAGGAGCATCTCCACAAGCATCTTTATACGCTTCATTAACAAATTTAGCAGAAACAAATCGTCAATATAACAATAAAAATTATTTAGTTGTTGTATATACATCAAATGTTCCTGTTAATGTTTATGTAAGTAATGGTTCAGGACAAGTAGCCCCTACTCAAACTTTAGGCACAATGCCAGCAGCTAATGCTTTTCCAGGTTCTTATGTTACTTATGCTCAATTTAACTATGATGCTTTTAATGCCTCATACACAACTTTAGAATTTGTTGTTCCTAATGCTGCTGTTGGAAATACTTTTACTTTGCGTGAAGTTTACTTTGCAGATGATAGAATGATTTGCACAGAACCAACAAGTTCAACAACGCAACCAACATTAAATCTTTATAAGTGCTAAGAGGAAAATATGAAAACATTTACACTAGAAGACCAAGAAGCAGCATTTATCCTTCGTGTAGTAGGTCAATTACCTACTGAATCAGGTGCTTATCCCTTGCTTCAAAAACTACAACAACAGTTTGCTTTAATTACTGAAGAGACACCAAAGGCAGAATAAATGACAACCAGTTACCAACAATCTAGGGATTCCGTAATCAATGGCGCACTCCGTGTATTGGGGGTAATTGGTGCTGGTGATACCCCAACCCCACAGGACTATCAGAACTGCTCTGAAGCCCTAAACCTGTATATCAAACAATTACAGACTAAGGGTTTACCATTATGGTTAGTAGAAGACCTCCCAGTACCTATGGTAGCAGGTCAATATACCTACACATTAGGCCCAACAGGGGATGTCATCTGTGACCGTCCTTTAAGAGTCGTCATGGCGTTCATTAGAAGCCCTCAGGGGAACGATACAACCCTTCAGGTCATCTCACGTCAAGAGTATATGCAACAGGGCTATAAACCTTCTTCTGGCACTCCTAATCAGGTCTATTACGACCCACAGCTAGGTAATGGCGTATTGTATGTATTTAACAACCCTAATGCAGCAGGATGGACTATCCACCTACAGGTACAACAACCTATCTCAGACATCCTAACACCTACTTCAATCCCTCAGTTTCCATCTGAATGGTTCAATACATTGAAGTTTGGCTTGGCTGACCAGTTAGCCCTTGAGTATGGTGTTCCTGCACAAGTACGTGCTGAACTAGCTCAACGTGCCGCCAAGTATGAAGAAGTAATGACTGATTGGAGCCAAGAAGAGGCTTCTACTTCCTTTTCGCCAGATTTCAGATTCCGTAACTAAGGACATTCAATGGCAATTAGCCGTATACCTCTCGCTCATAACATTGGTAGTCGTGATGGAACTTTAAACAAGGATTCAAAGCTAGGCAATGCGATTATTGAAGTAGAGAAAAAAGAGTCTATTGCAGCCGTTAAACGCCCAGGACTCAAAACCTATCAGACTCTAACTGCAGGAGAAGGACTTGGTATCTTTGCCGCTGGTACTCACTTACTTACTATTATTGGAACTACCTTCTATGACAATGGAGTGGCTAATGCTACCCCTGTCGATGGTACGGATGAGTATGATTTCATCTACTCAGTAGACCAATCTCAAGTCTTTTTTAAGAATGAGAGCCACGGATATGTCTATACCATAGCAACAAGCACCATTTTAGATTTACAAGGCACCATTACGACGCAAAACGGTACTACTGTATCAGGTACCCCCGTAGTAACATTATCTGCATCTAATCCTGCAATTCAGGTTGGACAGATTGTGACAGGGACAGGAGTTCCCCTTGGCACTTATGTTTTAACTATATTTGGTACTGCCTTAACTTTAAGTCAAAATGCTACAGCTTCTGGAACCGTTGCTCTTACCTTTACTACCTCTTATCCTGGTACTACTGTATCAGGTGCGGTGTTTGTGGATGGGTATTATGTTGTTGGGACTCCTCAGGGTTTGCTTTATAACTCTAACGTAGAAGACCCTACAACTTGGCAAGCAATTAACTACATTGGAGTAGTGTCTGATGCTGACCCTTTATTGGCTATTGGTCGGACAATTAACTATATCGTAACATTTGGTTCACATCATATTGAGTTCTTCTATGATGCAGGTACATCCCCAGGCAGTCCATTTCTACCATATCAGAACTCTGTCATTCAATTTGGAGCCGCAGCAGAAGACTCTTTAATACAAATGGATAACACTCTTGTTTGGATGGGTACAAGCCACCAAAAAGGTTTTCAAGTAATGGCAATGTCTGGTCAATCCCCTCAGATTATCTCTAACCAGTATATTGAAAGAATTATTAATAATTGCAATCCTGACCTTGCTTATGCTTTTAGCATCAAAACATCAGGGCACTCCTTATACGTATTAACCCTTAGAGACTTAGGGTATACCCTAGTATATGACTTTGCTCAAAATGGTTGGACATATTGGACTTCCACCGAAAATAACGTAGAAGGTTATTTTAAGGGTCAGTTCTATACCAAGTATCAGGATATGGATTTAATCCAACACGAGACCAATGGTAAAGTCTATGAGTTTGACCCAAATACCTATCAAGATGACGGCAACCCAATTGCGGTATTAGCTCGTACTCCATTAGTAGATGGTGGCGATAATCTACGTAAGTTTTGGAGAAGCGTTCAAGTTGTAGGCGATAAGATTGATTCTTATGCCTTATTACGTTATACCAGTGATGATTATCAAACTTGGTCTGCGTGGCAGAACGTTAACCTAAATACCGCTAAATCCGAAGTCCATAGACTAGGGCAGGGCCGTAGAAGAGCGTTTGACTTACTTCACCAAGATAATGTACCCTTGAGACTCGAATATTTTGAAGTCGATGTCGAAAAGGGGGATTCATGATTGAGTATAAAGAAGAAACGTTTGACCAAGTAATTGACGAAATTAAGCCTTTATTAAAAGACCATTGGCAAGAAATAGCCCTACATAAGGATTCTATTAAGCTCAATCCTGATTATGCCAAATATGAGCAAATGTTCAAAAATGGCAATATGAGAATTGTAACGGCTAGAGACGATGGTAAATTGGTGGGATATTGCATAATGTTGCTATACCATCATATTCATTATAAAGACCAATTTATGGCTATGGATGACATTTTTTTCATAGCTAAAGATTACCGTAAGGGCTTGACAGGTGTAAAATTGTTCATTAAGACCGAAGAGATAATGAAGCAATACGGAGTTACCAAGTTGTCTATGAATGTAAAAATACATCAAGACGTTGGAGCCATATTTGAACGTTTAGGATATAAAGAGACTGAGCGTATGTTTACTAAGATGATTGGATAATTATTATGGGCGGAGCAGTCGCAGGAGCAGCAGAGATATTTGGAGGAGCAGCCGCAGCAGATGCAGGAATTGGAGCGGCAGCAGCACTTGAAGGTGGTTTTACAGCAGCCGATATTGCAGCTGGCACTCTTAGTGTTGGAGATGCTTTAGCAGCAGGTGCTACTACTGCAGACTTGGTTTCTGCTGGAGTTCCAATTGGTGATTTAATTGCTTCAGGTGTCTCGGTTGCAGATTTAACTGCCGCAGGTGCTACTGCCGAACAAATAGCTTCCGCAACTCCTATTTTAGAAGCCGCAGCCCAAGGTGCTGAATCTATCCCATTCCAATTAGCAGATGGTTCAATGGGTTCTATTCAAGGTGGTAACATCCTTGATGCCGCAGGTAACGTAGTTGCTAAAGGTGGCGTAGGAACGACATTAGGAGACTTAGCTGGATATGCTAAGACTGGTGCTCAATTAATAGGCGGTATTGGACAATTAGGACAAGCAGCTTCATTGTTGGGTGGT